CGATGGATTGGCGCAGGTGATCAAGGCCCGAGATTGATTCGCCGGTGCGGCGATCCAGGCCAATCATGGTCAGCCGTCCAGGCGCTGCAGCTCAGGGTGATCAGCCAGGAAGGCCAGCGCCTCAGCGTCGTCGGCCGGCACACTGACGCGCTTGGCCACCACCTTGAACTCGCGCAGGTCCTCGCCCTTGGCCAGGTAGAGCGAGCGCGAGGTGTAGACGGTGTCGGCGAAAGTGACTTGTGCCACGGCTTCGCCCGCCTCCGGTGCGGATGCAACGGCGGCGTCGGTAGCGTCCGAGGCGATTGCCTCGTCAGTTGAAACAGTTTTCTTGGCAGCCATAAGGCGTCCTCCAGATAAGACAAAGCCCGCGAATGCGGGCTGTCAGTGCTTGTGATTTGCCGTGTTTCCGGCGGTGTCGTTGATCTTCCCGCCGCCGTTGATATCGCCCGTTACGTGTAACGCGCCCTTGATCAACACCTCACCCTCCAAGGTGATCGACGGCGCCTTGACCGTGGCGGACTGCGCCTCGGCCGTCAGCGTCGTGGTCTTGGCGTTGATCGTGTCGTCGGTGATGACTGCCTTACTGCCGCCGACCTCGATGGTCACCGTGCCCGTGGGCAGCTTGATGGTGTAGCTATTGGCTTCCCAGTCGTAGACCAGCGAGCCGCCATCATCGAAACGCCACACCTCGACATGGTCGCGGTTGTCCGGCTGGGGGCCGGCATTGCCGTACAGCCCCGGCACGAACGTGCCTTGGGCAGGGTCACCGCTCGGGCTGATCAGCGCGCCCTGCTCGCCCACGCTAGGCGACCGCCAATGGCGGGCCTTGCCGGCGGCCAGTGCATGCCACTTCACCCAGGCACTGACCCAGTCGGTACCGTCCGACATGCGCAGCCTGCCGGCCGCCAAGTCCACGGCCACCACATACCCTTTGATCACCTGGTCGGAAATCATCCGGTCATGCTGCGCAGTCGGGTAGCTCATGCCATGGACTCCGGCGACTGGTAGTTGTGCTCGTTTCCGGGGCCGGTGTCGGGGTCGATGGCGAACACCAGCGAGCCCGGCGGCTGGTCCTCCCAAAGCCAAGTGGTGTCACCCAGATAAAGGGTTTGTTGCCACTGCACCGCCCAGGCCGCGCACTCGGCCAGCTCAGGGATAGGCACCGTCGGCATGGCCTGAACACCATCGACCGGCAGGGTGAAGTCCAGCCCCCATTGCTCGTAATGCAGCAAGGCGGCCAGCTTGGTAGCCAGAATGGCCGCCTGCAGGGGCGCCTTGGGGCGCGACGACTCGACAAGAATGCAGGCCTCAAACGTCGCCACGATGCACACCCGACCGTCGCCTGGATCCTCTCCAGGCTGCACATTGGTCATGGCGTAGATCAGCAGCGGCATGGGCATGCCTTCTTCGAGCACGGGGTAGTCTGCAACGTGCTCCAGCTGTGGAATTTCCGCCTTGATACGCGCCGTCATGGCTTCATGCAGCTGGGTCAGCTCATGCAGCGGCCCCTCGTTATCGGATGTCTGCGGTTCGCTCACGCTCAACCCCCAGCACCAGGGCCACCATGCCATCGCCACTTGGCTCCGGCCGGATCACCCGGTATCGCCCGCCACCCTCATCGGCCGGCAGGTCAATGGTCAGTTTCGAGCCCTTCGGCAAGCGCGCTGCCACAGCGGCCAGCACGCTAAACCGGGGCTCCCCTACGGCTGCGGCATCGACTGACGCCGCCAGCCCCTTGCCGCCCTTGCCCATCATCTGCGGATCGAGAAATGGATTCTCGAAGGTGCCCATGACCGGCGTGCCGTCCTCCAGGGTCGCGCGGTCACCCACCCGCTCAAGGATTTGGACGGTGCGAAAAGCCATGCGCTCGCGAAAGCTCGGGCGCGCCATTACTGCACGATCAGCACAGAGCCAAAGCCGTTGTTCACGTCGCTGGTCAGCTTGCCGAACGGCTTGGAATCGGCCGTTTCCGGCGGTACCAGCTGGCCGTCCAGGACGTTGACCTTGCTACCAGCCTTCATGCCGGCGGCGGCTGGCACATCCCATTCGCCGCTGGTGTGATAGGTAATTGCCGCACCCTTGGAGCCGCTTTGCAGCGGAATCACGGCCAGGTCGCCAATCACCTGAGGGATACCGGCGACAGATCCGCCAGTTGGTGCCAGCAAGGTCACGGTCTTGCCGTTGCTCACATAGTTGGTACTCATGGTTTCTCCTGCTCCAGAAACAACAAACCCCGCAATCGCGGGGTGTATGGGTAACGCCGGGCGGTTAGTTCGCGCCGGTCGACTTGTTCAGACCTCGGGCATCGAGCGCCGAAACGCCGGCATCAATCCGCACCTTGGTGGCCATGCCATCGCTGGTGAAGCCTTCTTGCGACTCAAAGTAAGGCTGCTCGATGCCGTCCAGGTAGGCCACCTCGACGGTGTCCGAGCCCTGCTTGGCCGCCTGGTAGTAAGCGCTGGCCGATGCCGCGTCCAAGCGAGGCTCACCGATCACCTTGGCGAAACCGCGAATCGGGTTGTCGATCCCCGCGTTGCTATCAGTACCCGGTGCCGAGGCCGAATTGATGATCTGCTTGGCCTTGTCTTCCAGGGCCACCGGGCAGATCACAAACGCCGGCTGGATGTTCAGCGGTCGCGGCTTACCGCCCTTAGCCACGGTGGCCTGCTGCAGGCGCATCGCCGTCTTGGCCGCGCTCAGGGCCTCCAGCGACAGCTTGGAGCCAGCGGCGAACAGGTTGTTGCGCGACGCGTCAAACAACGCTTTGCCGTCGCCCATCTTCGGGTTGTCGATCAGGATGGCGTAGACCAGATCGCCGATGGTGGCTCGCGCCGCCTCACCCATCAGCTGCGGAATACGGGTCAGCGCGTCGAGGTCGTCGTTAATGATCGCCTGGCGGTTGATGCTGAAAATCTCGCCGTAGGTGGCCAGCTGGATGGTTTGCCCGGTGTCGCCGAGAGTGATGTGCTTGTACTCGGCCCCTGGCTTCACCTCGCGCAGCGACGAGAACTGCCCCAGGCCTACACGGTTGGCAACCTTGAAGTCGCCGAGACGGCCTTTCTTGGTCCACAGGTGATAGGTTTCATCGGCCCCCTCCCAGCCTGCCAGCAGGGACTTATAAGCAGCGTCCATCAGGATGTTGCCGAAGTCGCTGGAACTGTGGGTGAAGGCCAGACCGACCATGTTCATGACGTTCAGCGTCGACACGCCGATACCACGCCCGTCCAGCGAAGCGCGGGCCAGCTCGCGCAAGTTCATGTTGTTGTAACGGTTGTCGGCTTGCATCTCGCCGAGGCCGATCCGCGAATAGAGCGAGGCACGTACCGAGTCGCCAACCAGGTTACCGTTGGAAATGTGCCCGTGCTGGCCGGGCTGGATGATCGAGCCGGTCGGAGTGGTCCCCTGGCCAAGGGCGGCAATCAGCTTGGCGTTGGCTTGCTCGACGGTGCACTTGGCGTCATTGAGGCAAGTGTCACGCAGCGCGGCATGTGCCGCGAATGGCGCAAACGCGGCGGTGATGTTGGTACGGCGCGTGGCATCTTCGGCCAGTACGCGCGCTTGAATCTGCTCGACGGTTTCCACAGGGTTCGGCAGCTGGACGGAGGTAGAGCCCTGTGGGGCAAAAAACTGCTTCGCGGATGGCGGCATGTTGATGAAATCCTTGTAACGGTTGGAAGTGATTTGGCCGAACGCCTCGACCGGGTCCAGCAGTACGTCGGCAAAGCCTAGGGCGACGGCCTCGGTGCCGGTCATCCAGGTTTCAGCGCTCAACAGCCCGTCGATTTCCTCGGCGGTCTTGCCGGTCTTGTCGGTGTAGGCGGCTGTCATGCTCGCCCCGAACATGTCCAGCTGGTCGGCATAACTGCGCATGGCCTCGGCGTTGCCACCCTGAATGCCCCATGGCTTGTGAATCATGATCATGGCGTTGGCAGGAATGCGGACCTCGTCGCAGGCCATCAGCACAACGCTGCCCATGCTCGCTGCCAGCGCCACGACGGTCCCGACTTTGCGGGCCTTGTGGTGCTTGAGCAGGTTGTAAATGGCCATGCCCTCAAACACCGCACCACCAGGGCAATTGAGGCGCAGGTTGATCTGTGACACGTCACCGAGCGCGCGCAGCTCGGTGGCGAAC